AACCCTGGCGTTGAGTTCCAAAATGTGTTCGCAACCTTGTATCAGAATGTAAAGGCTGATCCTGATTTGGTTCTCCTTAACGGTAACGATCGTAAGCAACTCTCTGATGCAATCAAGAGCGGATCAACCGCTAACTACCGTTTGGTAATCAACGATCCAGGCGCAGGTGGAACCACTTACGGTTCTATCGTTACTGGTCTACAGAACGAAGTAACAGGCAAGGCTGTTGATCTCATGGTTCACCCATGGCTCAACCAGGGCGTTGCTCCAGTCCTTTCATGGACTCTTCCAATCCCTGACACAGAGGTGTCAGATGTTTGGGCGAACTTCCTCGTTCAGGACTACATGGGAATTCAATGGCCTGTCACACAGTTCACCTATGACTTCTCAACTTACTTCCGTGGCACTTTCTTCTGCACCGCTCCAGCATGGAATGGCGCAGTTTCAGGAATTGTTAACGCGTAACAATTGAATAAAGAAGGAGGGTGCGTCAGATAGTGGGCGCACCCTTCTTTATTCCAAGGAGGAAGGGATCACAATGGGCAGATATGTAGCACCTGACCGAGGTGTAAAAGAAACGGTAGTAGGCGGCAAGAGTTACTTTCCCGATCGCAGCGGTATTTACAATGTAGAAAGTCCGAGTGCGGGCAGGGCAATGAAGGCAGAGGGCTTCTTTGAAGCATCTCTTAATCCTTACAGCGCTGGCGACCTCTCAAGAGGATTTACTTGCGTAGAATGTGGCTTTAACGGTTGGTTTCGCAAATGCGGTCGTTGCGGCATTGAAGCCAAAGACATCCCGCGAGATGGAGAATAAATGACAACAGGCGTAACACTCGACACTTTCTCCGAGCGGCCATATTTGACGGTTGCGGAGTATAAGAACGCTCCGACCTCGATCGACTATGACAACCTGGTGGTCGGTGGAAACGCTGCTGCCCAAGACGCGGAGTTGGCTCGGGTTATCCTTCGCGCTTCATCTTTCATGGATGAATATTTGAACCAAAACCTGGTGGCCAATCGTCAAACAGAAACCCAGCGCACACGCTTTACCCCGCAGGGATACATCTCCTTGCACCCAAATCAAAGCCCGATCATCTCCCTTGAGGAGTTCTACTACGGCCCAACGCCAAACCTTCTGTCGGCTTTGACCGACTGCTCAACCGCCTGGTTCGAGGCCCAACAGGTCATTATCCCGATCTCATCCATGGCTTTGAACTGGTCAAGCCAGGGTCCTTTGGCCTTCGGCGGCGGATCGCCAACTCAGACAATCTTTACTAAGTACACCTATGTAGCGGGCTTCGTCAACAACCCGATCGTAAGCGCCACAGCAGGGGCCTCAAGCCTTGTTGTTGAGCGGGCGACTGGAATTGTGGCTGGCCAAATGCTGCGTATCTTTGATGGGGCTAACACCGAGACTGTTTATGTTTCTAGCGCCTATACCTATGGCAGCACCACCGTTTCTTTGGCTTCGCCTTTGCTTTATACCCACGCCGCAGGAACTCAAGTGAGCAACCTGCCGAACGCGATCAAGGAAGCGTGCATCTTGATCACCACCGCTTTCATCAAAGTCCGAGGCGACAACTCTTTAACCATGAACATCACAACCCAACCGCAAGCGAGTCTGCCAGGGGCTACACGCTACGGCGGCGAGATCAGGTTGGCGCTGGACATGGTCGATAAGTACCGCAGGATCAGGTAATGGCTGGCCGCGTAGGGGTCCGAAACACGCTCGCGGCGTTTATTTCCAACCCACAAATTACAAACCTCAACCAGGTTTTCACTTCCTTTCCCAAGCGCATCAACTATCAGGTCAATTCACAGCCAGGGCAACTAACTCGTTCGGCCGTTGTTATTTTCATCGCCGCAGAAACAGAAACACGCCTTGCGATCGGCGGTGCGCATAGCGGTTGGAAGCGCGTGGATTACACACTTGTTTTGCAGATTTATACCCACTCAATGCATCGCAACGCTGAGGATGTAATGGATGATTTTGATGTGCTAATCGACAACATCAAAGAGCGGCTGCGTTCCGACCACAATTTTGGCGACCCAACGGGTAACCTAGTGTGGCAAGGAGCCGAACCGATCATCAACGCTCGCTACGGAGAAGTCTCAACTACCAATGAGGGCGCTTCCGAAGTGTTTGCTGAGATAGAATTCGATGTTACTGAAATGATCCAAGCATAGGAGCAAATATGAAACTGAAGTACAACGGAACAGATGAACGAGTGTTCCCATCGCTGGGGATCACAGTAAAACCAGGTGACGAGTTTGACGCACCCGAAGGCTTTACACATCCTGATTGCGCAGCACCAGGAGCAGCGAAGCCAGCAGTACCAACACCAGCCCCAACTAAGTCTGCCGCGTCAGACTCCGACTCTAAGGAGAGTGAATAATGTCAGTACAGCAATCCGTACGCTCGTACCTGGGTATCGCTAAAGAAGTGACCAAGGGTACGATCGTTGCACCGACCGATTTTATCCCAGTAGCAAAGGACAGCATCAAGCCAGTTGATGTTGTTGATCCGCTCTACGACACAGGGCTTCGTGGCTCCAATGTTGTGAACTACAACTACCTACAGGGCCGCACTCGCTCAACTTTTGATTATGGCGGCGCAGTATTTGCCGACACAGTTGGTTACGCGATTGCAGGGCTTCTTGGATCAGTTGCGACAACAGGCGCTTCAGCACCTTACACACACACGATTTCACTTAAGAACAGCCTCACTTCAGGTGCAGATGATCAGCCAATCTCTTACACACTAACTGACTTCTACGCAGCAGATGTTCGTTCATACCCAGGCTGCCAGTTCAGCGACTTCTCTTTGAAGTTCAATGCTGACGGAATGCTTGAGTACGACACAAAGACAACAGGCTGGCAGTCATCAGCAGTTTCTGATCCAACACCTACATTCTCAACGCTTCTACCAACACAGGTATGGCGTGGAACCGTAAGCATCGGCGGCACAGCTGTTTCCAACTCAATGACTGGAAACATCGACATGGCTCGCTCAGTCACTCCTGTCTACGGCATCAGCGCAACTCAGAACCCATACAACATTTTCTTGGGACCTCTAGAGGTAACAGGCAAGATCACCTTCATCATGGAGGATGACACAGAACTAACTCGCTACCTGAACAACTCACAGCCAGCCATCGTTCTTAACTGGGCATACGGCGCGGGCGCAGCAGCAGTTCAACTCCAAGCCACAATCACTAAGGGCGCTTACACAGCAGCCGTTATTGAACGCGGCGAGGACTTTGTGCAGGTCTCTATTGATCTAAACGGCCAGGGAAACACAACTGACGCTGGATCAACAGGCGGATTTGCACCAATCAAGTGGGTTCTACAGAACGCGAAAGCATCAGGAACCTACGCATAAGGTCAAGAGCAGGGGGATTGGTTGATGGCGTACGCCTTCCCGCCATCCCGCCCCCTGCTCCCCAATAAGTTATGATCTGAGGAAGGCAAACTAATGGAGGCAAAAATGGCTGAGAAAATAACACTACCTTCGGGTGTAACAGTAACAATGAAGGACCCTAAATCATTACGCGTCAAGGATCGCAAGCGCGTTCTAAAGACAGCAGATGTTGAAGGCGGAGATCTAACTCGCGCCATGGCTTTAGGCGATGCTTTGATTGCGATGCTTATTGAGGACTGGTCTTTGGACCTGCTTATCCCTGCTCTCAAGATCGACAACTTTGATGAGTTGGAAATGGCTGATTACGATGCTTTGGTTGACGCTACAAAGGATGCGCAGAAGTATCTGTTCCCATCTTTGGGCGACACACCTGAGAACGAGCAAGACCCAAAAGCGGGTACCGACAACTCGAACGCTTAAGGTGGTGGCTTGAGGGTGGCGAGCGCCGACCTGATCTTGAGTACCCCGATGAGGAGTGGTACTACTTTCAGTTCGCTGATCGCTTTGGATGGACACCCGCGCAAGTGGATGATCTACCCGCAGGGACCGCTGATTGGTTGTTGGGAATAGCAGCAACTGTAACTAAGATGCAAAGCGAGGTGCGCGAGTGACAATTGAGTTCACAAACCTGGCTCAATTCTTGGCTGCCTTTAATAGAACAGAAGCAGATCTAAACAACGCCGCTCGTTATGCAATCGGTATGGCTGCGGCTTCAGTTGAACGCCAAGCCAAAAAGAACGCTAACACAGGAACGCACCCGCGAGGACAAGGCCACATCCCTGGAACTGGACCTGGTCCCAATGTTATGACTGGTAACTTGCGCCGTTCTATTTATTCGCAGACAAAGATCGGCTTCGGTAATGGTTATGTTGCAGAGGTTGGCGCTTCGATGGTTTATGCACGCGCCGTTGAATTAGGACTCCCCGAATGGAAGTCGGGAGTAAAATACCCTTACCTTGCTCCTGCCGCTGAAAGCCTGAAACAATCAGGTAAACTTAACAGGACATTTACTGGCGCATTCGTGCAATACCTGAGGGGATAAGAGATGGCATCTACGCTTCCTCCGCTACTTATCCAACTCGTAGCCGATGTAAGTCAGTTGAAAACAGGCCTGGCCCAAGCGCAATCCGCGATCAAGGGCGTAGATGACAATGTAAAAAAGAGCAGCACAGGCATGAGCAACTTTGTGGGCAACCTCAAGAAGGTCGGCGCTGCACTTGGTACCACATTTGCGGCTTCTCAAGTTGCGGCCTTTGCCAAGCAGTCCGTAATGGCTGCATCAAATATGGAAGAGTCCTTATCAAAGGTTCGAGTTGTCTTTGGCGAGGGCGCTGCCGAAGTTGAAAAGTTTGGCGCAAGCGCTGCACAGAACCTGGGTATTTCTAACCAGGCTGCTTTAGAAGCGGCTGGAACTTACGGCAATTTATTCCAGGCTTTTGGTTTGGGACAAGCAGAGTCGCAAAAGATGTCTACCAGCCTTGTTCAGTTGGCCGCAGACATGGCATCGTTCAACAACACATCCATCGATCAAGCCATCACTGCTTTGCGTTCAGGCTTGTCGGGTGAAACAGAACCTCTCAAGCGGTTCGGTGTTGCTTTATCTGAAGTGCGCCTGAAGGAAGAGGCCCTGCGCATGGGTCTGATCAAAACAACAAGTGGAACTCTGCCTGTTGCGATCAAATCTCAAGCGGCATACTCATTGATCTTAAAAGACACGGCACTTGCGCAAGGCGACTACGCCCGCACAGCCGATGGAACAGCCAACACAATGAAAACCCTGCAAGCCAAAATGGAGGATGCAAAGGTCGCACTTGGCGATGCCTTGATGCCAGCCTTCCGTGGGTTGTTAAAAATATTAGACCTGCTCATTCCTGTGCTTACCAAGGTTGGCGAGTTCTTTAAGAACAACCAGGCCGAAGTCAAGGCATTTGCGATCACCGTGGGAGTACTGGGTGCTGCCTGGGGTGCATACACAGTCTTTGTAAAAGCAGCAATTATTCAACAGAAAATCCTAAACCTGGTACAGAAACTTAACCCTATTGGCCTAATTGTTATTGCTGTAGGACTTCTTGTTGCCGCCATGGTTAAGTTATGGAACAGCAACGAGGCTTTCAGAAAAGCCGTGATTAACATGGCCAAGGTTGCGCTCAACGCGTTTGCTTCGATTATTCCTATGATCGGTCAGGTCTTTGAGGCAATCATGAAGGTCACTTCGGGACCTTTGCGATCTCTGCTGTTAGTGCTTTCTAAACTTCCAGGCGTTGGCAAGTACGCAAAAGCAGGACTTGACTTAATGAATAAAGGCTTGAACGGTATCAGCGACTTTGCTAATGCCGCATCAAAGAAAGCCAAAGACCTAGCCGCTGGCCTGGACAAGATGGGATCTGCTGCCGATAAGAATGCACAGAAAGTAGAAAAGGCAACCAAGGGTGGCAAAGATAAGCCAGGCGGCGTTGATCCAAAAACCGCTGCGGCTGCTAAAGAGGCTGCGGATAAAGCAAAAGAACGCGCTGAAAAGATGCTTGAAATTGAAACGGCGTTCATTGAGAAGTCCATCGAAGCACATGAAAAGTATCAGGAGAAGGTTGCCGATCTACACAAGGCCTACGGAGAAGCAATCGCCGATGCCGAGGAAGCCGATCGCGAGCGCCGCTCTGATGCGCAAAAGACTTACAACGCTGCTGTTGAGGATGCGCAAAAGGTCCACACCCAGGCCATGGTGGACATCGCAAAAGATTACGCAAAGAAAACCGCTGAGATAGAGGCAACCCTTCAGCGAAAGATAACCGACCTGAAACAGGCTGCGGCTACAAAGGCTGCGGATCTACGCGCTAAGGCTTCCGAGAAAGAAGCCTCAATCATCCAGCAGTCCGTGGATCGCTTGCGTAGCGCCTTTGCATCAGGTACATCTTTCAGTTTGACCGAGGCATTTAAGGGCAAGACTTCAGGCGGCTTCTTAGAGCAAATGAAGAAAGAACTTGAGTCGGCCAAGAAACTACAGCAGGGCGCTGCCTACCTAGCGGGCGAAGGCTACGCACAAACCTTTATTGAACAGGTTGTGAAGGCTGGACCTGAAGTCGGTAATCAGATGATCGATGAGTTAAAGAAATCATCACCTGAACAACAGAAAGAAATCCGCGAGACCTTTATGGATCTCGAGGGCATTCAAGAC